CCGCAATCGGTTACAAAGGTTCTTATTACTCTTATTCGTCATTTACTGATATAAACAGCCCATCGCATAAAGAAATACCGTACGCATTTAAACCTTACGCGATTAAGAAAGTTCGAGATATGGGATATAAGCGCGTAATATGGATGGATGCACCCGTGTATGCTGTGAAGCCAATAGATCACTTTTTAACCGATGTGCATAATCGCGGTGCGTTATTTTTTGACAATATCGGTTATTCATTAGGGGACTATACATCCGACAAGTGCTTAGATTTAATGGGAATTAATCGTAACGACTCATTTAGCATTCCTATGATCATGGCTTGTTTAATGGCATTTGACTTTACCAATGAAAAGACGTGCGCGATCTTTGACGAGTACCTTCAACGCGCTGACTTAGATCACTACGGTGGAGCATGGGACAATCACGACTTATCGGTAAGTGAGGATAGGCGTGTTAAAGGACATAGACACGATCAGTCCGTAATGTCAGCTATATTGCACAACAACGGAATAAAGCCATTAACACCGCATAAGACGTGGTTTGCCTATTATGGCAACGCTGGTCATTTACCACACGCTCAGACCGTGTGTTTACTTTCTCAAGGATTTTAATATGATTAACTACGAACTAATAAAGTCAGCTACAGGAGAAATCGTGCAGATAGGATGCGAGGATATTGCCAAGCATACCGAACTAATGAACTTTTGCCGTCGACATCGCAAACGGTTGATAACTTATTGCTTAACCGAAACTGACAAAGAAAACAGCAACTATCACGGCACGTATCACATTCAACGTGTGTGGGATGCTTCGGTTGACCTTAGTAAATTTGCATACGTAATAGAAAACAAATAAACATGGAACAGTTATTAATTTCAGCATTGATCGGAATCGCATCGTATTGGTTTGTAGGTATGACGTTAATCCCTTCGCAAATCCTGCTCAAATATACCGGCAAAATACACATGAAGCCGTTTACCTGCGAGTTGTGCATGGCGTGGTGGGTAGGGTTAGCCGTTAACATTACGCTATTCTGTAATTTTAGTGATATGAAGTCCATCGTACTAACGGTACTCATAAGCGCGTTTGCTTCGTTTGTTGCCGTTTTGGGAATGGAGTTCCACAAAAAGCTACAGCGATGACTGCAGAACAATACAACTTTTTAGCACCGCACATGGACGCAATTAAGCGATTCAAGTCAGTAGGGCAGGAAGTCAGCACCGCACCGCGTGAACCGATGCGACAGGTGTACATGGAAATATACAAGGAGTTGTTACCACTATCCTGTTCATCCTGCATTAGACATTTATACGAACGAATCAACGAACACATAGAAGAATATGAGCGAAACAGGTAGAGACGAAAAAGGAAGATTTGCAAAGGGTAATCTATTTTGCGTTAGCGGATATTTAGGTGGAAGACCGCCAATTATTGACAGCCCCGAAACTATGTTTGATAAGATTGCAAACTATATCGAGTGGGAAGATGCGCAGAAAGGTGGCACGGGTAAAGGCGTTTACACGCTTGAAGGTTGTGCCTTATTTTTAGGCTTTGCTTCCGTTCAGTCAATGTACGATTATGAAAAACGCAATTCGGAGTTTTCTTACGTCATCAATAGATATCGGTTATTCTTGTCGCATTGGAACGTGCAAAAGCTATATTGGGCAGGTACAACACAAGGCGCTATTTTTTGGCTTAAGAACAAATCCGACTATAAGGACGAGGTTACCCAGCATCAGATGCAGACTATTACCGAAGTCAAACCTACCATTGTGCAGGGTGGAACACCATTAGCGGATAAGGAAGATTAACCTATGTTTGCAGGTACGGTAGTATATCAATCGTGTATCGAATCCACTGCCGACATCGTTGTGCAGCAGGGAGGTACATGGTCAGGTAAAACCTACGGTATCATGCAGGCATTATTTACATACGCAATACAGGGAAACTACATTATTACTGTAGTAGGTCAGGATATACCGAACTTGAAGCGCGGTGCATTGCGAGACGCACAAACGATAGTTAGTTCGTCTCCAGAGTTACAGAGCCTTATCGAAAGTTACAACGGAACAGACCGCGTATACAAGTTCCGATCGGGCGCGGTAATGGAGTTTGTTAGCTACGGAAACGAACAGGATGCGCGTAACGGTAAGCGCGATTTTCTATTCATTAACGAGGCGAACGGTATAGTTTGGAATATAGCGGAACAGTTGATCAACCGTACCCGTGTTAGATCGTTTATTGACTACAACCCGTCCGCGCCTTTTTGGGCACATCACAAACTTATCTATCCAAAGAAATTCGGTAATAAGTCCGTGCAGTTTGTTCGGTCGTGGCACGTTCACAATACTTTCTTAACGGAAGATCAACACGGACACATCGAGAAACGTTCAGAGGAAGATCCCGAATGGGGTAAAGTATACGGACGCGGCAACACCGGAGCGGTCGAAGGATTGGTGTTTCGCAATTGGGAAACCATTGAAGCAATACCACATGAAGCAAACCGGATCGGTACGGGATTAGACTTTGGATATACAAACGATCCGACTGCAATCGTTAACGTGTTCAAAATGGATAACGCGCTGTATGTTGATTTGATATGCTACGAAACAGGATTAACAAATCCTGCTATCGCGGATAAATTAAAGGCTAACGGCATCATGGGTGATATTATTGCGGATAGTGCAGAACCTAAAAGTATTGCGGAAATACGCACATTTAACGTGTGGATAGAGCCAACTAATAAGGGTGGAGATAGTATTAGAAATTCAATCGACATATTAAAACGTCATAAGATTTACGTTACATCACGCAGCAGCGCATTAATTAGCGAATTATCTTCGTACAAATGGAAGCAAGATAGATTAACGGGTGATATGATGGATGAACCGGCGGATAGGCAAAAGGATCACGCTATTGACGCATTCCGATATTTGGCATTAAACAAACTTTCACAAAACATAGGACAATTCTCAATACGATATTAACATGAACTATCAGAAATTAAAAGCAGGTCAATTAGGCGACTTTTTCCGCATTGCAGCCGTACAGCCTAAGGACGAAATAGAGCAATTAGATAAAGACGTATCGTTGCTATCCATGATTCACGGAAAGCCTGACAGCTACTTCACTAACCTATCATTCAAGGACTTTAACGAATACCGTAAGCAGTTGTATGCGTTGCTATCCGTAGAGCCATCAGCGCGTTACATCCCTGCATTTAAGGTTAACGGGTATAAATTTACGTGCCTACCTAACGTGAACACAATCAAAGTGCATCACGAGCAAGATGTTAAGATGCTGCGACTAAATGCGGACAACCTATACGACAAACTACCGTACATCGTCGCTATATTTTCCGAGCAACGTAAGCAGCTATTTAAAAATAATCTGTCATTTGTTGATAAGTGCGAACTATTCAAAAAACATCTACCTGCAGACGTAGCAATCGGTATTGCGCTTTTTTTTTGCGCGGCATCAAAGAAACTCGAACCGCTTATCGCAACTTATTTGGAGGAACTAACAGACAAGTTGGAAGCGGAGGTGAACAAGGCGTTAGCATCCATGAACATTGGGGATGGCAACTAAATATCTACGAGATCACGAACGGGGATAAGACAAAAGAGGATGCGTACTGGAATATGACGCTGATTGAGTGGTATAACCGCTTGGCACTTATGAAAGACGTGCAAGACGACCACAAAGAGCGGATGGAGGCAATAAAGCAGAAGATGCAGGTGCGCTAAACGTTAACCCGTTCATGTAATTTTATAGGCATGGCGGTAACAGGCGGCAATCCCGATGACTTTGTATTTGACACCCTAACTACATGGGCGCAAAATGTCGTTAACGAAATCCGGAACAATCTTACAAAGAAAGATCCATTTTTAGGTGATTCCGATTTAGCACAGTCCATCACGCCACAGGTAGAGCGTACCGATGACGGATACGTGTTGACCATAACCATGAACGACTATTGGAAATATGTCGATCAGGGACGTAAACCAACAAGGTCAAGTGGGAATGGAGCGGTACGTAAGAATTTATTGTTGTGGATCAGTAAACGTGGAATTGCACCACAATTAAGCCAAAAAGTCTACAACAAAAAGACAGGCAAATACTACAACCGCACTTTCAAAAGTTCTTTGGAATGGCGTGATTCTTTGTCCTATGCTATTGCGTCAAAGATTCACAAGAAAGGATTTGTTAGCAGAGGTAAAGGATTTTTTAGCGAAGTGTGGCAAGAGGAAAACATAAATGAATTGCTGCAAACATTACTAACCGAAAGCGGTGAGGTGTTTGTCGCGCAAATACTTGAAGATTAATGGCTATTAACATTACAGATCAACCCGAAGATTGGACACCCGTATACAATGATATGCGGTTCGTAATTGCATCTACCAACACAACACAACCTAATTTCCGCTACGTTGCGGACGTTTACGTGTCAGGTGTTGCAGGATCTACACGATTAACTTTTGACGCTAACCCTATTACCGGGTACGGTGTCGTGGATATATCCGCTATTATTAAATCCTACATCAGTTCCGACTTCAACACATCGGTGTACGGCTTTCAGCGTTGCACAAATAGCTACAAAGCGTATGAGGTTGAGTTCGGTGAGCAATATGGCACAACGGTAACGACTTATCCAAATGTAACGTCAACTGGCGTTAAGTATGCTTGGAATGCGTCTTTAAGCGCGGAGTTACTGCAAAACTATACGTCATCGACATACTTGGTGAGCAGCGGTGTGCTATTAACAAATCAACCGGAACGGCAAAAGTTCACAAGCGATGAGGAACAAAGATGGCTATATTTTATAAACGACACATCAGGTAGTGCATACTATTTAAAGTGTACTACATTTGATTCAGCAGGTAGCACGATAGGTACTTACCTAATTGAAAATCCATACCAGGCAAGTTCTTCTATCAACTTAGATAAATTGCTACGTGTTGGTATTGGTGTTTTTGACTTAAACAATTCAACTTTAGCGAGTGGATCGCAGCCCGTAATCAATAGCAGCGTGGAATCTTACGAAGTGCAACTAATCAATTATGCTCAGGATAATGGAACGGCATCGTATTTCTTTGACAGGGAATGCCAAGCAAGGGGACAAGAGCCTATTAACGTTTACTTCCTGAATGAATTAGGGGGATATGATATGCACCCATTTAAGTATCGCAGGTCGTTAAGCAATAACATCGAGCGCACATTTATCGAACAGAATCATGGTAAGTTAACTGACAGCCTGTGGA